CCCATCTTTGCCGTCGAACATAAGCAGTTGCTCGGTAAATTCCAAAGGTACGCTATTCACATGTTTGATATAGCCGTGCTCATACTTGCCTGCGATGGGCAGAAAGCGTGTGAGCTTATTGCGGCCCCGTGGATTGACACCTTGTATGTTAAGCATTGTTTCGGCTCGTAGCTGTTGAACCATGACTTCTTGGTAAGCCACGTTCTCAACGCACACCCTGACGGCATTCCAGTTGTAGGCAGTCTGCTTGATCTTGTCCTTGGTTTCGTTAAATGACCATTTGCCAAACACCACATCAGCGACGTAATAGGTCGTGCCACGCTTGCCCACCACCACGATAGCGCGATCATCTGCATTGGACTTCATGCCAACAGCCAAGTCCACGCCGATCACGTACGTTATGTCATCTTCTGGAAGCAGAGCGTATTGCAGCCACTCTTTCCGCATGATGCGCCCCATTGGCCCGATGAATTCCCCTTCCAGTTCCTGCCGCGCAAACTCGCTCGTATACGTTTCTTCGAGCGTCCTGACGTATTCAGGCGGTAGGTGGACATTGTCCCTTGTCTTTGCCTGCGCTACAAAGTATTCTGGATTGCCTTCTGTCCACTTACGGTAGAAGCGCTCGTATACCCAGTTGGTATCTCCATTAGGGGATGTGGTAAGCCAGCAAGCGGTAGGATCGCGGCGAATACGACCAAGCATAACGTCCCACGTCGCGCCGTCCATATAGTCCGCTTCATCTAGGTAGAACCAGTTCAGGTTAGGGCCTCGCAGTGAATCTGGCTTGTCTGCTGATCTCCAGAACACGGTAGTACCATTACGCAGCACGGTGACGCCTTCGCTCTTGTTATGGCTCTCGACTGCTTGCCCAAACTTCTCGAAGAACGTGAGCAGCGTAGCATCCCGCAGCATGGGATAGGTAGGAGCTATGACCGTGCCAAATGTCCCTGACGGCTGCCGTAGTATCTCAAGGCATCCTGCCAGCGTCTTGCCGCTACCGATACCACCCACGAAAAGCCGATGCCGTGCTCTACTGTTCCAGAAGGCCGTCTGCGCTGGCAATGGTGTTGTTACTTGTATCATCTGCTTCTAGTGGTATGGTATTTGGTTTAGGGCCAATAACGATGTTAAACTCTTGCCGCTCATTGGTTTGGTGCATCTTCTGGGACATACCGAGTCGATGCTCTGCAAGGCGCAGCAAGACCGCTGCATTGCGTTTCCTGTTGCCGTTCTGATCTGGTACGCCTATTACGCCTTCTTCCCATAGGGCAGCGTAAAGCTCAATATCGCCGTTAGCCTTTGCCTGCGATATAAGCTCTGCGTAGCGCCTGCGTATGGTATCGCTAGAGACTACCGGTTTGCCGTCTGCATCCTTGCCGAGTGCTCTCGCAATAGCTTCATAGGTCGCCCCTTTAGTTGCAGCTTCCCATATTTTCTCTTCATCAAGTTCTAACTTTTTACGTCCCATTTTGCGGTGCTCTGATCTAGTTGAAAAAAACCGCATTATTTACTCCAAATCCAGCTTATTCGGCTTTGACTTTACTGCGTGCTCAATCCGTGCACGTGCGATGTCTACATATTCGGGTGTCATGTCAATTCCGATAAACTGGAACCCTTCCAAGATGGCTGCTTTGCCTGTGGAGCCGCTGCCCATGAACGGATCGAGAACCGTGCCGTTCGGTGGTGTTACCAGCCTGCACAGGTAGCGCATGAGGTCGGTGGGTTTGACGGTGGGGTGGTGGTTGGTGCGAGCAGGGTTGGTGGGCGTTGGACGATTATCGCTTGTTGTATTATACATTTCATGACTTCGCCCCCTACCATCGCCATATCGAAGGTTTTGCGCCTCCATCCCCTCGCATCCCTCGTCCCTGTCTCGCTTGGATGCCTTTGCGCAGTAGAAGAAGCGGGCTGCGGAGCCGGAATCGACACCTCCTACCGTGCTGCGCTGCGCATACGCGCCGAACACCTCGCCGGTCGTTGGTTGACTGCCCAACGTCGGCTTCCCCGTCTTCGTCTCCGGAAACATCCCCACCACCTCATCACTACCGTCGTGGATAAGGTTCGCGGGAAAGCGGCCGAGGGTTGACGGTGTGCCCGTTGTTTCTTGCGACGCATAAGTGCCGTATGCGTTTGCATTGTTTCTATTGTTGGTGCGTATTGCAGGCCAAGTTGTCACATTTCCTTCCACCCTGCACCCATCCACATTCACGCCACCCGTTCCCCATTGCAGTACATTCGCCGCCACCGTTCCCGTGAACGGCTTGCGTGCCACGGTAATAGGCTCCAGCGCAGGTTTGAGCGCAGTACCCCAGCCTTGCCATTGTTTGGCGGCTAAAGTTGCGGGGGCGGTGATGTCAGTCGAAAGAAGGCCGCAAGCATCACCACCAAAAGCGGCATCAAATCCGCTGCGCTGGTTACTGCCATCCTTGGCCATCCCAGGGAGGCCCAACTTGGTGCCAATCACCTCAGTGCGTTCCACCCCTGCGGCCTTATCAATCGCCTTGCTTATGTCGTGCGACTTTGGAAACCCCGAGCCATAGACCCATGCGATCATGTCCCGTATCTCAAACCCTGCATCCTCGATACGCACGGCCATACGGTGCTGCGTCCGTGTTCCTGCAAAGGCTAACAGATGACCACCCGGTTTGAGCACGCGGAGACATTCACGCCAGATCTCTTCGCTTGGTACGTCATAGTCCCACTTCTTACCCATAAACGCCAGACCATAGGGCGGATCTGTGACAATAGCATCCACGCTGTTGTCTGGCATGGTTGCAAGTATGTCTAAACAGTTGCCAAGATGTAGCTCGAAGCTCATTGTATCTCTTCCACTTGCACGGTAAAGTTAATATCTAGCAGCGTTTCCATACGTTCCACGTATTCACGGAAGTTAGCATCTGTTTCGATTTGGTTACGCATGTTCCGCAAAGCGTGGATAACCGACGAATGGTGCTTGTTAAATAGCCGCGCTATCAATGAGTTAGATAGTCGGTACTTCGTAAACAGAAAGTACATGAGCAGGTATCGGCATTCTACGACCCAATGAAAGCGGGATTGCGCTACAAGCTGCTCCCATGTGCAGTTGTACAGCTTGCAAAATTGGTCGATAAGGTTTAGGATAGCTGGGTTTTGCGTGTTTGGTCTCATGGTATGTTTTTGTTTGATAATTTTAAGTGCTCTTCTGGTGTCTGTTATGTGTGAAGGGATCATGTGCCTATTGAGTGCTATGCACAAGTAGTCCTGCATCGCGCGCTTGCCTACTTCTGGGAATAGGTCGGGCTGTTTAAGAGCCCATGTTACGAACCGTGACCGGTGCACGTCAAAGTATTTTAGGATGGTGTCGGACATTGCGAGCACCTCATTTAGCTTTCTATACCGCCTCATATTTACCCTCCGTGTTGTTTTTGAGTTGTTAAGTAATGCTTAATAGTTGTTTGCTGGCCGTTTCCAGCCCCGTAGACGCGTTTTTATTCGTTGTTTGATACTTTGGACAGGTATAGAGCTTTCATGCGCTCTATTTCAATTTCTGATGGTAGCTCTTTTTGGTACAATTCGACCACCTGCTTCGGCAATCCTGCGGGTTTTGTGCGGATCGCAATCTGCTGATCAGCTTCTTTGCCAAACTTGCCTTTGTTCCTGTTCCAATTCCGCGCTGTTGCTTTCCAGTCTTTCATCGCGTTCTTGCCCACTTTCCAGCCGTTAGCCGTGTAATGGTCGAAGAATTTGTTTGCTTCTTCCTGCGTACTGCCTAGCTCAATGAAGTAGTCAAGGATTTCTTGACAACTTGGGCGCGTAAATGCGCGCGAGCGCATACTCACACTATCTTTATCTTCTTCTTCTATTCTTTCTTTCTTACCTTCTTTATATTCTTTACTTCTTATGATAGTGTTAGGCGTGTGTTGATCGTGTGTTAACCGTGTGTTAGGCGTGTGTTGATCGTTGTTTTCACGTCCTTGTAAGTCTTCGTAATTCAATATCTTAAGGCGTGTTGCTGCTGTGTTGCTTTTGACGCTAATCATCCCATCGTTTTCTGCGTACTTGAGAAAGGTTTTCACGATTTGCACCGTAGTTCCGGCCCCTTCTGCTAGTGATCGGTAGCTTGTGAGCATCTCGCCGCGCTCGATTGTGACAAACTGACCATTGACCAACGCCTTGCTTGGTTTCCAGTTTGCAGCGATCAATATGTATACCCAAATCTTTAAGTATTCCGGCCTTTGCTTAAATACCCAGTTCTCTAATATCTTACGATGGAGCTTAATCCACGAGTTTTCCATACCATAAATAGGAAACCCAGATGCTAGCTGATTTTCCTCGGTCATGAATGAACCGCCCGCACCGTCTCCGGTGAAGGAATCTTCTAGCATCTGGGTCGTATTGTCTATGTTGTTGTTCATGTTTAGGAATTAGCAATCTATGGCACTTACGCCATAATTGGATGATATTTCTCTGCGCGCGTTATCCACGTATCACAACTTCCGCAGCCATACTTGCCAGTTCTTTGCTAGCAGCTCGTATTCGCCGTCGTGTACTTCTAAAAACGTGTCAATCCCCTGCTTTGGATTATGTGCCGTCCCCTTGCCCCCATCCCATTCGTAGTCATCAAAGGCAAGTATGCCGCCCTGCTTGAGATACTTCCAGCCCTTTGCGCCGTCTTTCCATACCTGATCTGCGGTATGGTCGCCATCGATGTAGATAAAGTCGAACTGATTGCGATCTAGCATGTTCGTGTAGCTATCGAAGAACCTATCTGACGTCATACGGAAGTATCGGCACTTCATGTATGCCCGCAGCCCGATGCGCGATAGGTACGTGTCGAAAACGTCTTGCCAATCAAACAGCTCGTGCTCTGCTTCGTCGCTGCCCTGCCACGTGTCTACGTCATATAGCATCACTTTATCACCTGTTAGCACATACCGTAGCAGCCAATCGCTTGCGTGACCTACAAATGCGCCGATCTGCAATGCTTGGTAGTTATCGCGGCCCGCTTCTGGCAGCAAAAACTCTGTAAAGTTTGCTCGTGCTACCGAGTCAAACCAGTTCGGGTAATCAGTCATCGACCCTCCGATTATGTACGTATATCTCAAGTGCGATATACATCACTAGCAGCACCAAGCTGATCGCTAGCCCCCTGTCGATTGCGTCCATTAGTCCTCCTTTAATACGTTAATTCGTGGTAAATCCGCTCCGATTATGTTGCACGCATCGTCTATTGATCGTGCCACGCCGTACTGGCCCCTCCAATGCGCTGCAAACTCGTACTGATCTTCCGTGAGCTTGCCTTTGGCCTGTTTCACTTCGATCATGTAATTGCGCCCGCGCCATCCTACCACAAGATCGGGGAAGCCCTGACCGACTGCGCTCATAACAGCGACTGACGCCCCAATCTTGCGTAGATATGTGACTATCTCTTTCTGATTTATGTCCACCTTTGCAGCCCTCTTCATACTCAAAAGGGAAGATCAGTAGGTTCTGCGATAACCGCTGCCTTGCTTGCCGGTGCGCCTTCGCCTAGCTTGTCGATCTTCCAGCAATCGAGCGACGTAAACCAGCCCATGCCGCCTTCGCGCTTCTGATAGCCGCGTCCACGCAAGTTTACGCGAGCAGTAACGGTATCGCCAACCTTAAAACGGTCTAGCTCCTTGCACTTGTCTTGCGTGAACTGGCATTCCAGTTCCTGCGGATACTCTGATTGCGTCTTTACTACAAAAGAACGTTTCTGGAATGTGTCTTTTACCTGCTGCGTCTGTCCAATGTGGATCAGTTCGCCCGTGATGTTGATTGCGTCATTACTCATCGTGTGCCCTTCTTGCGCATTCTTTGCGCGATAGTTGTTAATACATCCAATGCGGCTTTGTATTCCGCTGCATCTCTGCTCATGTTTGCTTCGTATTCGTAGATACCGGCACGTTCATGCCATTCTACAAGCTGATCGTCATCGAACTTGCTTATCAAGTGGATAACGAAATCCGGGTCTGTTTGTTCTTGGTACATGTTATGCCCTATATTCGTTCACCCCTTGTAAGTGAGTGCGTGACTCCTTGCTCCCTCCGTGAGCCGTCGGACGAAAATCTGGCGGCTCTTTTTATTTTACCCATTCGCCCAAGCTGTTTTCATAGCCGAATACGGTCGTAGAAAGCGGGTAACGTTCAAGCACCGCTGATACGTCTTTGCCTACTGCCCCGCGCACTTTTGTGTTGTGTGCATCTTTGAGCTTTGCTTGGTCTACTATCTCTTCTACTATCTTGACTATCTCACGTTCTGCCGGCATGTTTGATAGCCGCTCCATTATAAGCGCAATATAATCCTTTGCTGCCGCTATTGCATCCTGCTCGTTGATAGCATCGTTTACTATAAACTGCTTACGGTATCTGCCGCCGCGTTGCGCCTGTACCGATGCTCTGATAGCTACTACCTTGCCGCTTATGCTCACTCGCTCTATACGCTGCTTCATACGACACCTACCAGCCAAAGGAAAAAGTATAGCATACATGCAAAAGCTATGATACAAGTGAGAGCCACAAAGAACAGGATCAGTACCATAGCATCCGCCGCGAAGCGTGCTAGGTCGATGTCGCTATGCTTGCTCATGCTTGCCCCCTTTGTGCGGCTTGTAGTTAGCGCAGTAAAAGCCGTTTGGATCATCCAGCTCTATTTCTAACACGTCGCAGAATGCGTATGGTACCGAGATGGTATAGAATCCTTCGTAGCTCAACTGATCGCGCTCGTATTCTTTTAATCGGCTGCATGTTCTGCATGTGCCGTGGTTATTGTCGTGCATTGTTAGCTCCTTGTGTTAAAAGTAGGGGCTTTGGCTTCCCGACCTCCGCCCCTGTTCCAAACCTATACCACGTCGTGGTACTTGCACAACCGACATCGCAGGGGCATTCCCTGCTCAGTTAGTTGTAATAAGACTGCATTTTGCAATCTATGCTTCATGACTTGCGCAATAACTTAACATCCACCCAATCAACTGGCCGATCCTTTGTGTGCAAGAAGTTAACGCGCTTGATAATCTTACCCTGCCGCCATGCATCCCATGCGCGTGTTAGCCCAGCAGCCATAGCAAAGTTTCTAACCAAGTGTCTGTTATTCTTGAGACGCATCAATGCTTCCCGAATGTTGATTATAGTTTCATCTTGCGTCAGAATTGGCATACCAGTTTGTAACACGTCAAAGAATCTATCGGCTTGTGTAGGGAAATGCTTATCAATTAGATAATGAGCCGCAAAAATTGCCTTTGCGTTACCTAATAAATCTCTGTACTTCTTATATCTTGTATTTGTAATCTTTGTATTAAAAAACTCGTGATTGGCAGCCATTTCAAACTGTGCAATCTTGTCAACTACGCGCTGATCATAAGCTGGATTTTTGGATTCTAAAGATAGAATAACTCCAGCTACCGCAGCTTTAAGATTAGCATCTCTGATATTGGCAATCGCAAGCTGATCTCCAACAGTTCGTGCGCGTCCTGTATCAATCGTCTGCATTGCTAGAGATGGTAGACCGTAGGTAACCATAGCTTGTACTGCACGATCCGATTTTACTATGCCTAAAACTCTATGATGCCCATCAATAAAATTACCTTTTTCATCAAATTTGAGCGGGCTTCCATCAACTACCCACTTATTCTCCAGAATGTACTTTGCAAACATATCTACCCTTTGTGGAGATATTGGTCTATTGCCTGCTGATTGTATATAAAAACTTTTCGCAACTTCTGGCGTTATGGTCATTAAAACCGAACTGATATTACTCATCCTTGTGCCCCTTCCGTTGGCTTATAGGTTAGTTTTTCCAGCATAACAAGCGCTGGGTTGTTTTCTTCACAGTCTTCGTAAGCATCATTTAGCAATCGCATAATCTGGTTTGCAAGCTGCATTGTCGGTAGGCAGTCCGCTACGCAGAAATCAGCATCAAGATCGACAACGGAATAGAATCCGCTGGGCTGCTTCCATGTTCCTAGCTTTCTCATTGCTTGACTCCTTTTATATCGACCATCGCACTATTCAGGTTTGCAAATGTTGCTCTCAATTCTTTTTGCATTGCTTCAGATTGCGTTGCTATTATTTCTTCACATTGCACAACGTAATACAATGCTTCAAGTGCTTGATCAGATGCAATAAGTAGTTTTTGTAATTCTTCATACTCTACATATTTGCCTTCTGAATCAACAGTAGATATCGCTACTGCGCTCATTGAGTATCTTCTCATCGCTGCACCTCCGTATATGCGCCCTTACTCCATACGAGATCCAGCTCTTTTGCACGACGTGCCACGTATTCGCGGATAGGTGCTTTGATACCTTCATCTACGCTCTTGATTTGCATCACAATTGCCGTTAGCTCTTCTGGCCCCGTAGCGGCGTCAATAGCCGATAACCACTCCGTTATAGCTTCGTCCTGCTCTGACGTCGTAGCGGGCTTTATAGGCGGCAATTCGATACGTTCAGCGCCCTGCACTTGCACAACTTCCTCTTCGTCAAGCATACCGAGACCGCATGCGCTCAAAATAGCGCGTCGCTTTGCCTGCGTTGCTGCCTTCTTCATGGCATTGCTTGCCGCATCGCCGCGCATACCGCCAATCGTAACAGCCCCTATGTCCTCGGAGTAGCTGCCCGTCGGTGTCTCGCATCGCGCGGTTACTACATATTGATCGCCGATGACCTCACGCGCTACAATAGCCACACGAAGACCGCGAATAGATGTAAGCTGCGCTGTGCAGGTCTTGTTTGCGTACAACGTGAGCTTGCCAGATAGCTTGATTAGATCAAACGGCTTCTGGTATGGGTCTAATCCCACACGCTCGCATACCAGCTTATAGTATTGGATGCGCTGTTCCTGCGACATTGCAGACAGATCGCCGTTTACTACCAGCGTCTCAAACAACGCTGCCGCCTGCGACTCGTTAATAGATGCTGCGACCGCCGTGTTAGTCGCTGTAATTGCTTGTGTCATCGTCCCTCCATTATAGCAGTTAGTTGATCGCGCATCTGGTACGCTTCTTCTTTGTTGCTGTATCGTGCAACTTCGCGCGAACTAGGATACTTTTTGCGTGTCAAGTTGCCATAGTCAAAGAGTCTAATCGAGTAGTGTGACTTTTCCGTCTGGCAGTTCATTAGCGCGCGACCTCGTGCCCTGCGCTTTAGATCAACCCACAAGGCCAATCCTCCGCCTTGCTCGATAATCTTCTTTGCCTCTGCGTTGTCTGTTACGATTGCAACCTTGCTCGCCTTGCTCTTTGTAGGCGGTCTCAATGCTGCCATTGCGTGTTTGACCTGATCTAATTGCATAAGCAGGTCATTTTGCAATTTTTCGAGCGCTTGATATGCATCAATTATCGCGTTGTTCATTTTACCTCCAGTCGTGTTGTGTTAATTAACCTTGCCCCGTCCACCGGTACGCCGTTCTTGAGCGCATCGGCAATTGCTTTCTTGTCTATCGTAAATGATACCTTTTCTACCTTGTACTCGCTAGGCACTACCACCTCTTCAAGTATCTCTACCTTTGGTGGGTTCTTGCGTAGCTTTAGCGTGTATAGATCGGTAACCACTTCTTTTACGTCTACCATCTCCATATAACGCTTCACAGCGTTCTCAAGCCGTTCTGCCCTTGTATTACGTTCAGTTAGCAATAATTGCAAGCGTTCCTGCTCTAGCTTGATTGCCTCCGCTGACATCTTGAGATTAGCCGCAATGTCCATTGCCTGCACAATATACTCACGGAAGTTCTCGCCCGCTTCTTCTATCGCATCTTCAAACATTGCCACAACTTCCGGGTCGTCTGTGTGCATCATTTGATTCATGAGATCAGCGAGCTTGTATGCCGCGCCGCTGCTACTCGTGAACGTCTGCTTGGTCTCTCGGAAAATCATTTTTCTTCCCCTGTATAAATGTTCGTATGTACGTCTTGCACCAATGTTGGAGCTGCTTCTGCGTGCTCCGTCCGTCCTTCTTTGCGTCCTGTAATAAGGTTTTGTGTGACTCCAAATCTAAACGGATCATCTTGTGCTGCGTAATGTGCTTCATCTTCCCACCATTCGTATTTGTTTTTGGTACGTTTACTGTCTTCTTCAATCAAGAATAGTTTGCGCTTGGTCATGCTCATGGCTGTTCTCCTTTGGCTTTGGCGCGTTCTGCAAGCATAGCATCCGCCATAGCGTAGCAAGCATTTGCAATAGATGCATGTGTGTATGGCGAACTCGCACACCCAGCTAAAAATTGCCCTGCGAACCAGTCGCGTAATGACATCCCATGAATGTATACATCATTTGAACAATCATCAAATGTAGCTGGGAATGCTGGCCCGCCTGTTTTATCCCAGTTAATGTTTTCAATGCTCATCTCGCACCCCATAATGTTACTGTTTGTTCTGGCTTGATAATCGGATCAGGTGTTGCTGCTACTGCCAATGCTGACAGCGTGATAGCAAGCAGAGCGATAAGCCCAACGCCAACCATATACAGCTTCTGCCGATACGACGCGCTCAAGTAAGGAGCTACGCGCCAGTAGGTCTTGCCGTCTGCGCTGCGTGTTGTCGTAAATTCTATGCCGATGTTCATGATGTTACCCTTGTGCAATTGGTGATTTACGATTGAGATTACGAATTGCGCTGACCTCTGACAATCCAATAGCTGATATTTTGCGTCCGCTGCGTGCCGTATACGTCGCTTTATAGACGTTGTGCATCCCGCGCTGCATAGAGTGCTGTTGCTCAATGCTGATAGTGATTGTTTGCTTGTTCATGATACTACCCTTGTAAAAAGTGAATGATTGCAGTGTAGGATGCTGCGCCCCGTGGTTAGTTATTTGCAAATTTCTATGAACTTTACAGAACCAGAGTTGTAGATTTTGGCATCTACGCCCGCTGCCTTTAGACGCTCAACAGCGTTTGTTGCTTGCTTATAGTTTACATATGTGCAAGCGTTAAGACCGAAGCGGCCTGTCTTTGCAAGAACCGTTGTACCGTAGCGGTTGTTGAGCTTTGTTGTTTCGATTGCGTTTGTCATTGCCGTGCCCTTGTTAAGTGTGAACTTGATTACGTCACAAATATACGTAAACATTTTGTCTACACAATAGAAAAAAGAAAAAAAGTCAAAAAAAATTTAACTTTTTCTCGGATAGGTAAAAATATCGGGCTTTTCTTTACGCTTTGGTGTCGTATAGCATCGCATCAGGCACGTTCAGCTCGCTAGGCAGACGGTACGCAATAATGCGCCCCTTGTCATATCCTGCTATGCTTACCTTGTTTGACTGATTACCGCCTAGCACATAGACGTATTTCGCCGTTTCGCGCACGTAAAAGCCAACGTGACCGCCTCCGGTACGTGTCATTACTACAATGCACCCCGAATGAGGCTTGCATGACTGCCCATATTTAGCCCATGACCGCGCTGCCGCTGATCCTGTGACGCTATACCCGGCATTGCCTACGCACCAGTTGACAAAAGAAGAACACCACGGCGTCTCATCGTCCTTCGCCTTCAACGTCGTGCGCTGATGATACTCAACGATGCGCTTGTTATGCTTTGGCCCTGCTATTTCGGCCTGCCCTTTTTCCTTCTGCGCAATCTGCATCCAGCTATATTCGGTCGGCTGCTCTGCCTTTGGAGTGTTTAGCTGTTTTAAAGTATTGCCATACCATGTTTTCAAGCCCAACAACAAGTTCCTCATCATCAAATCGCCTTCCTATCGTGTAAAGTGCCGCATGTATGAATTCATGGATAAACGTCTGCGTCATCGTGTCCGCTGTACAGGGCTTGCCTTCGACTGTGCGAGCAATCCTGATCGTGTAGGTGTCTATGTTGCATTCGCCGTACAAGTGCTGTACTTCGCCCGCAGGTGTCACTACAACGATTGACTTTTGCAGCTTGACACGCCACGTATTGCCGCCGAGCTTGAATGATGTTGGTGTCATCGCACCACCCCTTGCAGGATTACTTTGTTGTGAACGGTGAAATTACCCTGCGCTTCTAACTCCACCAAAGCTACGCCGTGATTCCAGTTGTTGCGAGGCGCGTAGCGTGGGTTTAGATCGCATAAGCACCCAACAGACCACCCCGCTATGAAAGTACCGTCCAGCGGCCTTCTAAATAGGTCTGTGGACGTCTTATGTACGTGCCCTACCATCACATTGTCTACTGCCTTCATGCGGTAGTTACGCGCTGGATTGACACCACCACCTCCAAACCATTCGTGACCGTGATCTATCCATAGCTTGCCCGCTTTAACCTTTGCCCGCTCGTCTACCCACTCTATCCCCTGCTCGTGCAATCCGAGCATCTCTTCTAGAATGATCGTGCCTTCTAACTCTTTTGCCTTCTGTGCTAGGTAACGCTTGAGCCGTTCCTCGTGATTGCCCTCCCGGTAGACGATCCGCACCTTATCGCCAAAAAATTGCCGCAGATGCTTAACCATAGTACGCGCGGCGTCCAATTCCCACTTCCATGACCTGTTATTTTCTACCTTTTCATGCGAAGAAAGGTTATAGCAGTCCATCATATCGCCATTTAAAAGCAGCGTATCTACTCCACAGTTGCGCAGCCATTCGATAGCGGTTAAATATGCGCCGCTATACGTTCCGTCTGCTTCCCTGCGCAGATCGTGAAAGGGCCAATGAGCATCCGAGATTACGCCAATCTTGTTGCACGTAGACAAGTCCGTTATCTCATCTTCGCGCAGCTCTCCTGCAAGCGGAGCAACTGGCTCCGGTTCTTGACCGAATACAGCACCGGTTACGGCCTGCTCGGCATAGCTAGATTCTGCCCTAGCAATACCAAGCTGGATGTTGGTGTTGTTGGTTTTCATCTTTTTGAGCCGCTCGGCTCGCATAGCTGCGACCGCTTCGTATTCTTCGTCAGTTAGCCGGACTGCTTTATTACCCATCAGTTAGCCCTTACGTTGTGATCTTTCGCCCATTGCTCCAGATAGACGATAACATGCAATAGCTGCGCGCGTCGTACCGGTGGAATGTCATCGTATGCTATTACTTTTAGCTGCTCGATCAGTTCTTCAACGTCTATCATAGTGCTGTCCCTGCTTCCGTTATCACCTTCAAGCGCAACGCTGCCGATGCTGCATACTGCAAGCTCGCCCCGTTGTTGGATATTACGATGCCGTACAAGAAGCCCGCCGTAGAGCCCACACCCGTACGATAGTAGCGAGCAGGATTAACGCGCGCCACCCATTTAGTATCGCTTACGCGCACATAGTCCGCCTGCGCTACTGGTACGACCGCCACAAGATCAGTTACGCTGCCATTAAAGACCGCTCCAAGCGTTGGCGTGCTCGGCGAACTGTTTGTATAAAGGTAAACATGCAGCGGAGCTTTCTTGATATTGGCGCTACTGCTTGCAGTCTCTTCTATCTCAAGCTGCCGCAAGATCATGTGCTGGTTTGTCGTGTTCGCCGTACCTTCAAACGTTATCACCGTGTTGGATACGGGATAGTATTGCGATAGCGAGCTCGTTGATACGCTGGTTAGATCGATCCATCCGAGATCACTAGAGTTTGTTGCGCTTAAAAGATTAGGCGCGATAGGTGTATTTGGTAAGCAGCTCATTGGTTGTGGTCGAATTGGTAAAGAAATCCTGTTACTGGGTTGTTGTATATCTCGATATTGTCGCAGTTCTCACGATGCCCCGTCACATAGCCGTAAACAGATGTAGGATACAAAGCTACGTCCAAACCAGCCAAGCTATCTTTGGCGTAAATACGTATAGTTAGTACGTCGCCTGTACGCATAGGTATGTGAGCACCCCCGCCCATGCGCGTATCAATGATCTTGTTTGCGCCCATCATGTTATTGTCTACGTTATCAATCAATCGGTAAAGCGAGCCGTTAAGGAACAATCCGAGCTTTGAGCTTGAAACGTTGGCATTGTTGGCAAACTGAAAATTGAGGTAAGCATATACCCAGTAGATACCTGCCGCATCTTCAGGGCAGCGATATTGCCAGTATGCCGTACCATCAGCTACAACGCCCCCATTGGAGCAGCCCATAGCCCGCAGCACTTCGTTGTTAAATGCTAGTATTTGCCAGTCATTTACACGGTACGCCTGATTCTGCTTGATATCCCATTGGAAAGAACGCTTGTAATCCGACACCCAATGCTTCGATCTGTGTTCAGATTCGTGCATTGCCTTCATCAGCTTGTCATTATCCGTCTGAATATACTGGTTAGTGATGTAGAGCTGCGTAATATCGCCGTAGCGGATGTTTACAATCTCTTGGTACGTCACTGATGTTGGCGTTGTACCAACTTGGAAGATCGCACCGTTACGCATTTGGTCACGTTCAAACGCTAGCGATGCGGGAGCTACCTTGCGATTCTTGATTGGGTCATTGATTGGCATTATGCGCTCACCATATAATAGCGGTGCGTAGCTTTTGCGCCTATCAAGTCAACGGATATTGATACTGGCATTGCCTTATCCCATGCGATGTTATCAAAATTGTCTGCCGCTTCGTTGGTAAGCTCGAATTTGCCTGCTATGTAGTCCGTCATTACCTTACTGCTTATACTCAAAGGCCACTCCACCTCTACAATAGCGTTGTTTTCGTTGCTAAACACGGTCAAAAGCAGGTTGCACAAGGCAGCCGTGATACATCCGTTCACTTGGCAGTCATTGATCTGTAAGAAGTACGTCGATTGAGTTTGCGAGTTCGTCTTGAAATCAGTAGCTGGCACTGGGTTCTTGAGTCCGTCCGGGTCTACTTCAACAAATTGCGATGAGCTGTACCTGATTTTTGTCTTTTCATGCACCTTGATAAAGTTGCTTGGCGAACCGCCGTAGTAACTACCACGCACGTATAGCTGGTTAGTCTGCTTTATTGGGGCTTTGAACTTGGGCCACCTATCATCTGGGTTGTTGTCCTGAATATGCACCGGCATGTTATGCAAAAGCGGCTCTATGTTCATGCTCCGAGATGCCCTAGCCCCGCGCTGCACCTTGACAATATCCGTAGCATCGCGATTTGATTCCGTTTCGTAGCGTACTTCTGCTTTCAATATGTTATCACCACGCTTTGTAATGCTTGAGTATGTGAGCGCACTAGACAAAGAAAGCGTAGCGTCTACGTTACTCGGATGATCGCGGCCTTCTGTTACCATCTTAACGTCAAACACTACATTTATTGCCGTGCCTGATCCTGTTCCGCTTGTAGTAAAGCGATAGCCAACACGTACGCCTGATTGCTCGCATAGCGTACGCAGCACATCGTATGCCGTAGTATTGGCATTAGCAATGCCGTACTTGTCTTGTTGCACCATTACGCCGCCTATGGCTGTTGCATCACCTACCGGCGTGATCTCTACAAGCGCGTACATTTGTGCATTTGTTAGCGCGGTACTATCCGCATTGCGCGGCAAGCTCTGCACACTTGCAGGAGCATACCAGTCTACGGCGTGATTCATCAGGTTACGCAGAGCGTTTGTGCTATCAAACGTACCGCTTGCGGCGTGAGTCAATGATTCGGCGAAATAGCTTGACGAGTTATAGAACGTGTCCATTAAATTCCCAATGGACAAAAATGTTCCTTGTGCGTTGACGCTCCAGAACTCGTGTACTTGCTCTCGGTTATTCAGATTGCTTGGGTTTAGTCTTATTTGCCAAGCATTCGGTCCTGATTCAATATCTTGACTTAATATCTTGGCTATTCCCAAACCTATCACGTTAAAAAACTGCTTGCCATTCATCGTCTTAAGCCAGTAATATGCGATGTCTACCAGCTCTACGTTGTACGAGAAAAAGCCGTTATCGAGCGGCTGCAATTCCAATGCTTCTACGTTGTCTTCGCATCCTGCAAACTCAAGCGTCCACGTTGCGCCGCTCGTACCGCGATCTGTGTAGAGATACCACGTGTTGCGCTTGTACCCTGAAAGCAGTAACGGGTCTTCCGTAAAAGAATCTTCTAGGTATGTCTGCATTGCGTCGGGAAGCTGATCCCATACGAGCCGAAATGAGAACGTAGCAGGATTCATAAGGCCATACGGCAGCGAATCAAACTCTGCTGTTAGTGCGCCCATTTCAAGCAATACCACTTCTGGCAACGGTACGATCGTGTCACCAAATGCCCCGTCGTAGCTTATCATGTCCAGCCGCACTTGCCATCCGTTCGGCATAGTGCGAGCAATGCGATAGTGTGCCATTAGCTGCGCTTCCTATGCTCAAACGTAAGCGTTAAAGTACGATTGCCAAACTGCTTATTGATTGCCGTGTTGTTGGACGTCAACGTCACAGGATAGACATACGTTGCCGCTGGATAAGCCCGCGAGCCACCATCTACGCGAAGGTATAGATATTTGAAATCTCGGATGATGTTTAGCAGCGTAATCATGTCCTCCATATCCTGTTCTAGCGATACGCTCGTTGCGTTGTAACTAAACGGATAGGTCTCAATTTGAAACTGTATGCGCCGCGTCGTAAATCCTATAACCGTTCCACTCACATCTTCTAGCGTGCCTGTGTTAAACACGTAATCGAATTGCGGTGCAAGTATGTAAACGCTTTTGTTTGTAGCGGTAGTCAACGCTGATATAAGCATCATTGCCCCGCCATAGGTCGCGTCGCTTGTTGTCGTAGCTGTATCGGTATTACTGCCGTACAGCGTCATTGTCCAGTTACTCTTTGCTGGCATGTTATCCTCTCAACTTTCTTGCTATCATTCGTGAGCGGTCGCGCTCGTAAAGATACGTGTCCATGCCTACTTGCACATCTACGCCCATGTTGCCTTGTATGCCGTTCGGCATTGAATCCAAACGCTGACGAATAGCCGATAGCTCGGAGCGCATAAGCTGCAATTCAGTTACTGGTATCGTGCTGATCTGATTATCCGCTAGCATTTTCTGCAAAGCAGGGAATGACTCAAGCGATTTGCCGCTATGCAAGTGCTCAAGCAGCGCCCTGTTCTTGCGTGTAGTCTCTGCGGTCATTACGAACTCTTGACCGTGGACTACACCCGCTACTTGCTTTGTGCCGCCGTTGCCTGTGTAACCGCCCTCTTCAAAGCCCGACAATGCGGAATTAAGCAGGGCCTTCAACGCTTGCACGGCTGCCAAGCCCGCGATTTGTCCGAATGGTGGAGGGATAACCGAGCTAAACAAGGCCACAATAGATGGTGTATACAAGTCAAGCAATGCGCTAACAGTCGAACCGACTACCTTTTTGAGTGCCTCCCCTGCGCTTTCACCGCCCGCTACAAGCGATGCAAAAGCAGCACCCGCTGATACGGCTATTTGGTTAAGTGCAGCGTCCTGTACCTCTGCTGATTCTTTGGCTAACTTCTCATCTTCCTTCTTAAGATTAGCGCGATCCTGCGTGTACTTTTCTTCTATCGCCTTGAGCGCTGCTTCGTAAACTTCCTTGTCTTTGATACCCTGATCTTGAAGAGCTTTAACCTCTGCCGCCTTTAGTTTTTCAAGGTCGATCTCTTGTTTGGCTATCTCTTTTCTACGTTCCAATGCAGCGTTTACCGTATTGATACCGTCCTGCGCTGCCTTTGCCTGCTGATCTGCGATAGCTTGGAATGCCTGCGAGATAGCCGTAGCCGTCGCGCTAGCCGTCTGTTCCTGTTGTGCCTGCAAGTTAGCAAGCTGATCCACCGAATCTTGGTACGTCGCCGTACCATCCTGCAAGTTTTCGATTAACTTCTCTTGCTCTTCATTCAAGGCCGCCGCTTTGTCCGCAGCTTCGCCGTAGATAGTCGCAAAATCTACCGAGCGCAGAGCTTCACCAATGCCCCGCAATGAGTCTGCAAATATCTCGCCTGCCTGCTTTACCTGTTGCTGCCTGATCTGCGCTACAATATCCGCCGTGCCCTTTGCAATCTCGTCTGCGCTTTGCTGGTATGCAGCGCGAATCTGCAAAGCGTAGACATTGGACGTATCGCTAGGCAACGATTGTAGCTCTTGAAAGATGCGCTGCCGTGCTTCCGCTGCACTTGCCTTGAACGTAGCTGGATCAATCAAACCAAGCTGCAACTGCTGTGCTAGCTTCTCGATTGCTTCCTTGTACGCTGGCGTCTGCTCTATAATGGCGTCAATGCCTTCGCTCAAGCTGCCCTCGATGACCGCACGCTGCGCTGATAGCAGCTCGTTAGCTACGCCGGCATTGCCTGCTGCTAGCTGTGCTTTTAATCTCTCCACACGCTGCGCTGCAAACTTGGCTGTAATATCGTCCAGCTTCTTCTGCTGTTCCTCTTCTGCCTTTAACTGCTGCGCTCTGGCCTTTGCTTCTATCTCTGCAATCTTACGACCGTTCTCTTCGCGCAATATCTCAATGCGCTTGTTGATTACTGCCTCTTCTGCCGTACGAAGTTCGCCTGTACTCTTTAGCTGTTTGCGTTGTTCCTCGATTGCAGCTATTGCGTACTTCTGCTCAATCTCAATACGCTTCTTTGCACGCTCTTCATCGCTTGCTATCGTGTCCGTCGCTGCCAGTTCCCGCGCTTTTGCCTGCTCTGCGGTCAATCCTGCTAGCTCTTCTTTTGCTTTGCGTAATGCTTCGGCTGCTGCTTTGGCTTTCTCTGGGTCTACTGGGGGCGGGTCTTTTTTTAACTTTTTGTTAGTGTCGCCTAAATCCTTTGATGCTTCATTCAAATCTTCCGTTGCTTTTGTCTGTTCCTTTAATGCACCGGTAGTTTTAGTGCTAGTATCGTCAATGCCTAGCAGGGCATTTTTGATAGCCGTTAAATCAAACGATGCTATTGCATTGATGAGCCGTGTAATGTACTTGACTACATCGTCAATAACCGTGATGACTGACGTTGCAACACCCGCAAAGAATTGTAGGACGTTAGCAACACCCTGAATAATCCCAATCGCTGCGCTCAAAATTAGGTTAAGCGCACCCATTACCACCTTGTTTTCGGTAATGAGCTTAACTAATGAGATAAACAGCTTTGCAAGAACACCAATAACAGGCACGAGAGCCGTTGCAATTTGACCGACTAACTGCCCGATAGTGGGAAGTAACGCCAATATCACATCAAAGATGGGCTGAAGCGCAGGGAATAACTGGCGGAAAGTGTCCGCTAAAATGTTGATGATTTGCGTCAGTGGCTGCATTGCCGTATTGACTACTTGCAATATCACCGGCACAAGCTGCTGTATCAATCCTAACAACGGTTCAAGCACCGCTGATATAAGAGATAGCAACGGCCCCGACAACGAAGATACAAGCGTGCTAATAGCCCCGCCGATCTGTTGAAGGATAGGAGCGAGCGGCGTCAAGATACCCTGCAATACCGGGAGCAATGACTCAAGAATTGGCAGCAAGGTTTGCGCCAATGGTATCAGCGCCTCCAATAACTGCGAGCCGATTTTCTCGAATACTTCACCGAGCTGATTTTGCAGCTTGTTAAGAATACCGCCTACATCGCCCTGCTGTTCTGCTACCGTCTTGAATGATTCCCCGAGCTGCTCGTTAGCTGCCTTTAACTTTTCAGCGGGCGAGATATTGGACTTGAGCACCTCCGCAAGCTGCGGGTATTTCTTGCTCAAGTTCTCAATAGCCGCCGCGCCTTCGGGATCGTTGATGCCCCGCGCAAATGCCTTTGCTACTGCTTCACCTTTAACCGCTCCATTCGTGAACGTCTCAAGTCCAGCCGCAAGCTTCGTCAAATCCTGCGCGCTCTCACCTGTAAAGCCGCCCAATGATGCGACCGATACGGCAAGCTCTCGCGTGCGAGCTACTGGCAGACCTAGATTGTTGGCAAGATCGAGCGATGATTTTGATACCTTTTCTATCTCTGCGTCTACGTCAGCCACGCCCTGCGCGTTGAAAGCTACTTCGAGCGAATCTCCAAACTCATCGGCTGCGAGAGCACCTTCTTTTAAGCTACCGGCTAGTCCACCGAGTGCCTGCACGGCTGCTCCACCAAGCGCACCGCCTGCTAGAGCGCCAAGACCACCGAGCTTTTTCCCTAGCCCACCAGCGGCAGCGTCCGCACCTTTGGTGTCAACGTTTACTTTTACGTTTTCCGTTCTGCTTAAACCGTCAATCTTCTTATCGGCTGCATCAACTTCGTTATCGTTGACGTCAACCTTAACGCTCGGTTTGGCATTGCCTAGCTTGTTAATCTGTGCGAGCGCATCCGCTAGCGACTTCTTGAGCGTGGTTAAATCTAAACCAATACTAACGGTAGCTTTTTCTGCCATTACTTCATTTCAAGTAGGGTGCTGCAATACTTCTGCACATCCGTGATTGTTACGTGATGCCAGAATCCTTCATCGTCAAACTGTGCTGCGTCCTGTTCCGATAGCTTGCTCTTGTCTGCGGTCGCTTTGATGCAGTCAATACCGAGCATAAGCGCGCTCATTGTGTGCGGTAGCTCCTGCATTTGCCGATGCAATGCGGCTGCCTTTATCATATTGCTTTTTGCCCATTCGGTCAAGTCAAGCTCGGTAAAAGTTCCGCCGTTGCTGATTGCTTTGTCCACAAGTGCGGCAAACTCTGCATCTTCTGCGTACATCTTCGACACGCCCGACATGATGCGGTCTTTGCTGTGCTCTTCAATGTATGCGCTGATCTTACCTTGCCATTCCTGCAATAGCTTCGCGTTCGCTACCGATAGCGGGATAGGTTCAAAATTCATTGTGTGTCCTTCGAGGTTTGTTTAATCGCTTGCCGCTGGCTTTCTCGTACATGTATGCTTGCTCGCCTACATCTCCAGTCCACCACGGCTTCTTGTAGTTAATTGCTTTTTGGATGTTTACCAGCTTGTAGAATTCCGCATACGCCATATCCATCACTTCGTAGTAACTCAATCCCCATTCTGGAGCGTATTGCAGAGCCATTGCCATAGATGATGCGGTAGCTGGTAACGTGTCGGTGTAGTTATCGTCTATGTCCATTGTAAAGTTAGGATGCTCTTGCGAGAATCCGTACTTGTCTAACAGCTTCACTTCGTGAATTTTCCACATAGTGACACGCCAAACTTCGTACAACTCATTGCTTGTGCGAGCTGCGAAATCGATCGACGTATTGAGCCACCTCCGAGGCCGTCACGTCCTGCCAGAATTCGCTATCGTTTGCGCTCTTGATAGCACCCGATTCATGCTCTGATAGCTTGCTATAATCGACCGTAGCGCGTATGCAGTCAATGCCCAATAACATAGACTCCATCGTCTGCGGGAAAGCGTCCAAGTTAAAGTACATTTGACGACCTATTTCGGGGTTGTCTTTTAGCAGCACTACTAGCGAATCTTTGATTTCCTGCTCTGCTATGGCCTTTGCTGCTTCTGCCGTTATCGGTTCGTATTCCAGCTCGGCTTGCTTTGCTGCTTTGCGCTGTTCGTTCTCATATTCGTGCTGCGCTTTGTGTGCTTCTATTAGGGCCACAATTCGCGCCTGAAGAGTTACATTGTTGACCATGCCTACTTCGTCGATAAGCTCGGCTAACTCTTCGCTACCGTGCCGCAATCGTGCAATCGTGCGGAGCATATACTCGACGCTTCTTTGCTGTACGTGATTGCTGATGCGCTGATACCAGTCTTTGCAGATCTGTTGATTGCGAAGCGTAACCGGTAGATGGTCTATTTCTATGCCGTTAAGTTTCATTGTGTGCCCTTAAAAATAGGGGGCTGATAACTGACGGGACACAGATCGCCAGCACCAGCCCCCAGTATGCGTATTCCTACGCTAGATTACGCAAGGTTTACAAGCATCTTGCCGTATGGATAAGATGTTGCTGCGACCGTTACTGATGTTGCCGTTGTCGATGTGTACGACGTAAGAACAGCAGAAGGTACGAGCAAGTCAGTTGTGATGCTTGTTGCAATAGCCGTAAGCGTTGGCTTAACATAAGCTGTACCGGCAAAGTTTACAGAGCCAGACGACTTTGCAACTTTAACAAGTCCAGCCCATGCGAGGCGGTGACCATCGCTTGCGCCGCCAGAGATAGCAGCTCCACGTACAAGCATAGCAAGAGTTGTGCTGCCAGCAGATGCGCCGCTGATAATTTCGCCGTCTTCCATCGTTAACTCTTCTGTTGTTGCTGATGATGTAGAAGCCGGTGCGTATGTCTGAACAAAAGACCAGTAGAGAGCATCCGCCTGTACTTGGTCGAGAGTCCATGTGCGAATACCGTTGTCATCGTTTGCGCCGTCTGACGTGATTTGTGAGTTACACGTATAGACAGGAGTAGTCGATGCGAAGGTTGTCTGTGTTGTACCAACAGTAATCGTAAAGAACTCTGCTTTACGACCACCATTGATTACATAACCAGATAGTGCCATTTCATTTCTCCATTTTAATTAGTGCTGTTAAATCGCGAACATATGTGTCGCGATAGAATGTATGCAGTCCGTGCTCTTCGTTGTTCTCTGCTAACCATCTGCCGATCAGAGTGGTATTGCGTATGAGCTTCTTCTTGAGCACTTCACTTTCGCCGCTGTAACCATTGTGTGCGATTGTGATAGTTGTATCAACGATGCTGTATCCAGCACCGCGAATAGTGTGTGCAATCTGCTCGTGTGCGTAACCTTCCCAATAGAATTCTGGAGTGTTACGGTACATCCGCAATTGCCCGATGTTAAAGTATTCGTTTTCGTTAGCTTCGCCGATTAGCTTCTTATAGCACGATAGCGACGCTTGCCCCGCCATAAAACCACCTACGCCGCCGCCGTGCCTTTGTGTTGCCTCTGCTATGCCTTCGTGCTGCTGCTCGCAAAGGTATTCGTCGCAGTCCATCCAGAATATCCATTCCTTCGTAGCCATTTGACCGCATAGATTGCGAGCTTGTGCAAAGCTGAATTTCCCCTTTTCGTACGTCCACTCGCGCGAGCGGATCGTGTGGTACTCGTCGGTATGCTCTGTTACTTCGCTAACGTGATGTTCGCGCCCCTGCTTATTTAGCAGGATGCAAACCTCCGCATTCTTTGGTAGTGAACGGAGCATCCCCTGCATACTCTTGTGCATGTCGTCATGCGATGCGATAACGCAGAAGCTGACGGGGAAGGTATCTAATTGTGTGTCCTGTGTGTCCATGTGTCCTATACCGGTCGTATAACAAAAGTGACAGTAGCAGCAACGCCCATCTGGATCTTATTGCTGCCTGTGTTGAATTCGCCTACGTTGCCGTCAACGTGCATTGACGTGATAGCCGTGTAAAATCTTCCATCGTTATTGCTGCCTATCGCGTCGAGATCGTACGTCTCTAGTGCGTACTTGATACGGCTGGCAATATCGCCCGCCCGCTCATTGGCTATGCCTAACTCGCTAGGGTCTGCTTCTATCATGGCGTTGCACATGATCTCGACCAATGCACGACCAAGCCCCAAGCTCAAGCCCGTCTCGGAGTCCGTGTCGTACTGCATCTGGCTAATGTATGGATAGCAGATAGTAGTCTTTGACTCATAAGCATCTGGCCTCCAAATACGACGCGGCGTAAGATTGCCGTCGCTGTTTAGAGCATCGATGATTGTGTCTACGATGTACTGCATCGAATTGCTAGCCATTATCCGAACTCCTGCATAAACTCATCTACAATCGTAGTTTCAAGCTCTTTAATAAGGGCCTTGAATCCGTTAGCGTCGCGCATATAGTCCAAAAAGCCGGGCCTTAAAAATGGCCTTGCCTTTGCCCTAGCGGTTCCCATCTCATTGTAAACAGCATACATAAGCGACTGGTTTCGTGTGCCTGATTTTACCATCGTCTGCGGGTCGTAACCAAACTCTATTTGGAACTTGCCGTTACGCAATTCGACTCGTGAAACGTTACCCTTATCACCCGGCGTAATAGCACGCTGTATATTCCCGTACAATGTTCTGAGTCTATCGGTATTGTTAAGCGGCTTGAAATATCTATTACCTGATTTCGCAGTTACCATGCCCGTCTTCATCTGCGGGCCTTGCATATAATCCCCCACATAAATAGACAGCTCTTGCGGGATTCTTTGTGCAGTATCTTTTACCGCTGCTAATATCCCACGCTCAAGCCGTGCTAATCTTTGTGAGATGTCGCTCATATTGTTACGCGAGTATATGGTGCGAGCCGTGGCTTAACGCGCGTACGCATTGCCTGCAATGTCTTGGAGATGCTCATACCAGCTTCGCTTTCGGTAATAGCTGTTACGCCAAATCGGTTTGCCTGCGGTGCGAATGGTGTCTCCATATACAGCTCGGTTACCATCTCCGCAGCGCATATCTCTATCACGCTAGGGATGGTTGTATATCCTACGCTCATCACCGCTTCGTACTGCTTGTTGATGAAACCATCTTCAAGGTACAAGTATTTAACGCCGCGTATGTCCACAAGATTAGTAGTGCCGGTGACGGAAGCAAATGTATCTCCGTAGCTATCTCTATATTTAAGCGTAGTCAACGTCACCGGCACGGTATAACCTGTTAGAAGCAACGTATCGCGCGTGCCTTCGTAGTAAGCTGTTACGCTTTCCTGAATGATGGGCTGATTGCAGATGTCTTTGATCTCATTATCAACATAGCCGATAAGACGATCTATAAGACCGTCGCGGCTTGTGTCGATTGCTGCGATGTTTAACCAGTCCTGCTTGATTACTGCGCGCGATACTAGGGGCATTGCTTATTCCTTGATAGCAGAAGGTACGGGAGTCTCTGGCTTGATTGCCTTAACGTGCATCTTGCCTACTGTCATAATCGAGCCGTCTGGCAGCTTGACTACGCATGCGCTCGGAGTATCGTTTACTACTTCTACTTCGATGTCTTTTGCACCGTGATTGATTGTCACGATTGCCTTGTTCTTGATCTTGCTAAAATCAATCATTGCTCTTTCCATCCTTTGCAAAGAATCCGAGTGCGAAAAGTGTTACTGCGATAATCGCGTCTTGTGGTAGCGCAACACCTGTCAGGGAGTTGACTAGTACAGCCAACGCACCAACAATGCCTGTGACCGTTGTCTTCCAGTTGCTCATTGCAACGCCTTTTATAATTGTAAAAATGTTTGGGATAAGTTTAACATATCCCGTAAATCCTAGCTTTGTTTCACGTGGAACGTGCGGCTGCAACTCATCTGCTAACGGCACACGCTCAATAGGTGGTACGTAGTCCTGACGTTTAGGCCAGAACTTGTAACGCAGTACAACCTTCGATATGATTGGGTCATCTGACAGCACGCTTGTACGCCTTACGTGGTTTTGGGTCTGTGTTGCCTGTGCGCTCTTCTAATCTTACGAGCCGCTCGATAATCTCAACGATGCGCTGTGTGATTAGCTCATCTGACTTCTTCAGTGCGATAATTTCGTTGGTCGTATTGCTCATGACTTCGTGCATAGCGATTACGTTGTCGCGTGTTTCGCGGAAGTCATTAACAAGCGACTTCACCCAGAAGCCGATGATAGCCAGCATGGTGCTCATGATGATGCCGAACATAGTCTCTACGGTCATGATGCTACGTCCTCGTTGTTAGGGATCGCACGATAGAAACGCCCTTCGCTTTCTTCCCACCAGTCGCCAATGCCTGCCCAGTCGTTAGCGATCATAATCGTCCCGTCATTCGGCGGCTGCCATGTTTCCAGCAAACCATCCCAGAGACAAGTATTATACACTACGTTGTCTTTGACCATTGCGTATCGTTTAGGTTCCATCGTTTATGCTCCGTAGTATTCGACTACAAAAACAAGACCATCGCCGCCGTTACCACCAGCGCCAGAGTTAGCACCATTTGTAGACGCCCCGCCGCCGCCACCACCTGCACATTTGCCGCCATTACCCCCGTTACCGCCTGCAATAGTGCCTGCGGTATCACCACCGGCCCCGCCGCCGCCAGCAGTACCTACAGCAGCTGTTGTAGAATTGTTTATATCTAGCAAGATATTGTTCGCAACATCTACGCCATTTCCACCGTTGCGCGTCCCTGTAGTTGTGCCGCCTAATGGTGCGCTGCTTAGAACACCGACGTCGTAAACAGCGCCTCCGTTACCGCCATTTTGTGCATTGTTAGCCGTAGATATACCGCCACCTCCACCACCACCTGCACCTGCGGACGTGCCGCTAAGTCCAATGCCACCAGCACCTGCTCCTGTTGTAATTGAACCGCTTGCACCTGATGATCCATTCATTGAGTAAGGGCCACGAGCAGGTACGCAGTTTGTAGTGTTAGCAGCAGCGCCACCCGTGCCATTGGTCGTTGTTCCCCCTTGCCCAGGATTGCCAGCAGCACCAAGAACTAAATTGCCTACAGTAGCATTGCCAAAACTGCTCGATCCGCCTGCTGTTGCATTATTCCCGTTAGTGTCGTTTACTGTTTGACCTGCACCGCCTGCACCACCGCTGCCAACAACAATATCGTATGTAGATTGTGCTAGCGTAGCCGATCGAATTATTCGATAGGCATATGTACCACTACCACCAGCACCGCCCCCATATCTAGCACTTGAAGACGCACCACGTCTCCCGCTAGCACCACCACCACCAGCACCATATGCCAGAACCAATATGCCCCAGAAGTTAGCCGCCGTGGGCTTCGTCCATGTGTCGTTGGCAGTGTATTCGCGGACGACTGGGTTTGTTCCACCGCCTCCGGTAGCTGTCAAGTCAAACTCAGTTCCTGCATCGTTCTTGAAATACAGTTTGCCGTCGGTCTTCGCATATACAACACCATAGCCAGATGCAGGTGTGCCGAGTGATACGGATTGCTCCGCTACCATCGTGCCTTCGCCTGCTATCAGGGTGTCCGTGTCTGGCAATTCAGACAACGTGCCGGAAGTTATTATAGGTCTCTTACTTGACATTAGCTCAGTAGTGTTTCCGTGCCTGCATCGTTTTTGAAGTACAGCAAACCGTCTGCTTTAACGTACAAAACACCGTAACCAGATGGAGGCGTAGCGAGCGAACTTGCCTGTTCGCACATTAGGATTCCTTCGCCACATATCAGCGTATCAGCGTCGATATGCTCGGCGATGTCACCCCTACCCGTCAACGGTCTCTTACTTGACATTAGGCTAGCGTAATTGGTTGCTGTTCTTCAAAGTTGATTTCAGTTGCTGACAAAGCTATTCCGATTTCCTGCGAAATAAAGCCCGCCGTGCTCGGAGCCGTTGCCGTTGCCGCGCCTGCTGTTGAACCGCTCAAATAGTAAGGAGCACCCGGCGTTAAACCTGTGAGCCCTGTGATTGTACCATCAAGGTATACAGTTGCGTTGTTTGGGGACGTGGAGTTTGTAATAACAAACCCGATAGCGCGGCGTCCGTTGCTTGCGTCTGCTTTGCGTGCCTTGATAGTGCCGCCATCGTTAAACAGGTTTACAAGGTTACCAGCAGATAAATTTTCGGTTGTTGCTGCAACCTTTACAGTCGCACCAATCCCTGATGGCAATACTGAATTGTCCAGCTTGCCGCCTCCATCAAGAGCAACAATCTTGCCCGCTTCCGTTGCGCCTGTAGATGATACGGTAGCTTCGACTTCTGCCAATTGCCCCGCGTTATTTTTAATGTACTTTTCTGCCATTGTTTACACCGTTTGTATGATTGTGTCTATGTCGATAATTAGCGTTGTCGCTGTGATTGCTTTTGCTACGTGGACGATGATGCTACCACCCGTCGGAGCCGTTTGCGTTAGCGAGCCGTTAGCCCCTAGATAGATTGCGCCCTTTGTCCAGCTCCACGAAGCATCTGTAATCTGCCCGCTTGTTTTTATCGTGATGTTCTGGCCTGTGCTAGCAGCCGTCGTGCTTATGCCAATTACGACCGCGTTGGCAAGCGAGTCTGGCGTAGCGTACTTTGCAAGGCCGCTCCCGTCCGTTGTAATGCATCGCAAAGCGGACAAGCTAGTAGATGCTACCAGCGTGGTATCAATCGCCGCAGGGACGATTCCGCCGCTAGCAATGTCAAGCGTCAGGTCGTAGCTCTGAACGTTAACAGTTGGCTGTGATTGCTTCACATCAACAACTAACGTGTCCTGCTTGATATTGACTACGCTTATGCTCAAGAAGTAACCTCATCAACTACCGTAACATCGCCGCGCAAAAGCTCCGTAACAACGCCGCTGATCGTAACTTCAAGATCCCACTTATACTCTGTCGTAGTCACAAGGGCCGCCGTTTCTGCGCTGGTAAGCACAATGCTAAACGTGCCTGCCGATGCGCTCACAATCGTGCATGTAAACGTAGCGGCAAGCGTACCCGATACCGTACGCACTTGAGCAGCGAAGGTATAGCCCGTGATATTCTGAACAGCACCGTTGACTTTGTAGGTAAGTGTGCGAGCAAAAGCCCCACCCTTGCGTATCTGCAAGTCAACTCTTGCGCCTGCGTTGGATAGTGTTATCATGTGCTTTCAAGTGAGATCACCACGAGGCCCGTAGGCCCCGTAGTCATGTCACTTTAGACAATCAGATTAGCAGCAAGGCCACGTAGCGTAGCGTTATCTTCCGTTGTCAAGCTGTTGTAAAGATGAGCTGTGCAAGCACCGAATGTACCAGCAGAGCCATCGCCAGCCGTAGCAACTACATCGAGATAACGCTTGCGGCCTTTGAGATCGATGAAGAATCCAAAGATCTTGTTGTCATCATCTGCGCTTGGAAGTGCCGGAGCACCCGTTGCGCCGTATACAGCACCTGTAATATCAGCGGCTCCACTCATGCCTGCATCGTCTGACTCTTGAATCTTAAGAGCAGTCATAGCGATATCAGTTGCGCCGAGTGCAAAGTATACAGCTACCTTGTTGAAGCCGATGGTGTCGATTGTTGTTGTAGCGAACGAAGCGTTATCCTTGATAGCGGCAGGCGGCGTTACGTTTACAACCTTTACGTTTTGCAAGTTATTCATTGGGTCACCTTATGAGTTCTTTGTTACAAGAGCTGCAAGCGCGCCGCGTTGACGTGCTGATGCTGTTGTTGAAGCGTTACCGATGTTCCACCAGTTTACGCCGTAGCGAGCTGTGGACTTGTTGTATTGCGTATCTGTCAGGAAGCCAACTTCTTGCGAGCTTGTGATAGATAGTCCGCGACGATCGCCAAACAAACCAGCTTGAGCAGCATCACCATAAAACAGTACGAACTGGCTGTTCTCTGCTGTAAGAAGCGGCGTGTAAAGCTCATCTGTGAAGACAACTTCAGCACCGTTGAAGAACTGACGTGTTACGCCGTCTACAAGCTGCGTAGTTGTGTTGCCGCCAGATGTTTGGATAAGAGGTACAATCGTGCCGTACCATACTTGCGATGGAACGTAGAAGCGGTTATTCATTCCGGGGAATGTAGCAACCTTTGCTTGCGTCTTGATGATATCGCCAAGTGTGATAGTGGCAAGCGTTGCACCTGATGCTACTTGTACGCCGGCTGCATATACCTTGTTGTTGTCAGTAGCCCATGTGCCACCAACTCCAGTTACAAGCTGCTTGAATGATTCGGTCAAACCTACAAGGCCGTTGTATGTTGAAGTACCATCGCCCAAGAAAGCAACCTTATCTTCTTGTACAGCGTGAGCATAGCCGTGATCCTTTGCAATCTCTTCTGCGATTGCTGCGTATGAATCTTCGCCGAGCTCAATCGTGTTCTGCGTAAGAGCACCGAACTTCTTCGCTGTAAGCTGAACGCCGCTGAACTGCACATCTGACTCTGTATATGTTTGGCCTTCGCCAAGTGCGTATACAGCCGTGCCGCCTACGTTACGGTTAACTGTGCGCGTTTCGCTGTTCATGGATACTACGTCCATGATACCGCGAGCTACGCCGCGCTCTTCACGATAATAAAGGATAGCTTGATCCAGTTCGTCAACAACAGTCAAACCACCAAGCGAGTTGTTGGTAGTTGCCATTGTCTTCTGCATTGGCACGCCGTTCTCTTTGCACCATTGAGCCGAGCTAGCATCGCCGAGGCAAGCTGCAATCTGGCGTCCTGCCTTGTATGCCGCTGCTCCTGCTTCGCTGCCGAACTGCTTAAATGCCTTGCCACGGTAGTGCTGGCCTGTGATCTTTGCGCCTTCTGCAACGAATCCAGAAGGTACTGGGGCCGCTGTCTTGAGTGCGTTAAGATCTGAAGCGTTCTTTGTCTTCATATCGTTAAGCGCCTTCTTTTGTTGAATGATTGTCATAATACGAGCGAGCTTGGCTTGTGCCTTTGCTGCACCCTCTACGGCTGCCGATACCTCTTCAACTTCGGCTGTTTCTTCAGATGCTTCTGCTAGAAGCGCCGCGATCTGCTCGCGGATTGTTGCTACTTCGGCGGCCATTGCTTCCGGTGTCTCAAACGTACCGGCGAGAACGGCATCCAAAGCGGCGAGGATTTCTTCCCACGTCATTAGATTATCTCCATTGTGTTTATTGTTTGCATAAGCGATAGGAGTTGCTTGCGCTTTAACTCCTTATCGTCTGCCTTTGGTATTGGGTCTGTCTCGGCATGAAGCTGATACAGATTTTTTGAGACATCTTTCAATTGATCGGCAAGTGAAAGGATCATGCCTCGGATTCTAGAGTTGAGCACACGGCCCGCTTTACTACGCATATCCGCGTATGCGAGTGCGTGCTCTTCTGATTGCTTGATAAGCGTAGCCGCTACATCCAGCTTTTCTTCGAGTGTCATAGCTTTAACGTTACTTGTCATGGTCATTGGGTTTGCCCCTACCGTAACCGGTGACCATTCGATTATGTTTAGTTTGTTAAGTTCTTTTGTACCATCTGCGAGCGGTGTTGTCTCTACTTCTTCATAGCCAAAGCTGTACTCATCAACGCTCCCAAACTTGATATGCTCGTATGCGTCTTTGCCGTCGGTAGTGTTGAGGTTGAACAGGCCCTTCACATATAGCGCGCCGTTATCGCGTAGACGCTCTGGCAGACGCGCATCACCCGCTGGTATCTCTTCTGCTAAAACAGTTTTACCTATCGGTCGCTGCATATCGTGCTGCCACACCATCTTGGGCAGCTTGGCTTCTATGCTTTCCTTGAATGCGCCGTAGATAACGCGATCGCCGTATGAGTCGACATTGCCGAAGACGCTTACAAACGCTTCAACGCTGCCCTGCTCATCGGCCTTGAATTCTACTGGTATGTTCTTGTACTTCATTATACGTCGCTAGTTATTCTTGATTTGCGAACAGGTCGTAATGTGCAGCGGCAGTTAATCGCTTCTTGTGGCTCCCCTAGTCCGGGGCCTTCGCCCGCACCGTCTACGTACTGGTCAAACGTTTCGCCTTCGTCAATCCACTTACCATCCAGTTCTTCGTGCGTCTCGCGTACGTCAGCATCGCGCTGGGATAGCCACACTTGCACGACCTTACGCTTTGGATTAGTTTCCCGCTGGTTAACACGCTTAACCGTCTGACGCTGCACTACGCTTGCCTGCGCTTTGCAGGTTGTCGTAGCGATCATCTTCGCGCGCGATGTGGTAAGCTCTGTGAACTTCTTTTGCAATGCCGCCTGCACCACATCGACCGGCTGCCCTGCATTAGCTTCGAGAACCTTTGCAACGTCTTTGCGTGTAGTCTTGAGCGATTCGGTCATGTTCTCCGTCATCTTGCGGATTTGCTCATCGCGGATTTGATCGGTAAAGCTCTGCACCTGTGTAAGATCACCACCCACGCTTTCGAGTGTAAGCTCTATTATGCGAGTGCGTAGTACGTCCTGCGTCTCGCGGTTAGCTACCATAAACTGCTTAACCAGCTCTGCGATGTTGATTGCATCCTGCGGGGCTTTTACCATTTTGTTGACGCCAACAAAACGATCAGACTTCACTTGCTTCATGACGGCACGCTCTATGCGCTTCATCAGGTCGGCTACATCCTTCTGTGTAGCGCTCAGCGCCTTGAGAACTACATCTTCCTGCGCTTGCCAGTATTTGACAGCTTCCGGCTCGTGCCACTTTACCTTGCGGCCCTCTACGCTTTCGATTGGGTCTGCGTTGGTTTCTACCGATTGCTTTGCCTCTGGCTCTGGAGCAGTAAACGCACCAAAGCCGCCTGCTGGCTGCTGCTCATATGCGAATACATCGCCGTTCTCTACATCTTCATACTTAAGCGTTGCGCGTGCTTCGTTAAGGGTGATGATGTTTGCCGTAAACTGCTGCAATGCCTGCGCTTCTATCGTTGCAGCGTCTGGTTGTAGTGCCTGCACTTCTGACGTATCAAAAGCGAGCTGAACGTCTGGGAATTCCTTGCGGAGTCCAGATTCAAGCTGCTCTTCAAGCGCATTCCAGAACGGTACGCGCGTCAAAGTAGTATATTCTTGGTAGGCACTAGCAAGGTTGTTGTAGGTACTGCGAGCCAGTCCTGCGCTCGTAAGCACTACCGCTGGATGGATGCGGAATGCGCCGCAGATAGCCGTCTCAAGTTCCTGCGTTGTCTCGATTGCTTGCAGCTTCTGTGCATCTAGTCCCATTTGCTGGTAGCTCATGCCATTGCCTAGCACGATCGCATCTGTACGGTCTTTGCCGTTGGCATCCTTGCGTTTACGCAATTGTGCCCGCAAAGATTCGACCTGCGAGATAGGAACATCGCCCGGTGCAGACAAGATACCGCTCGGGATAGCATTAGAAGCTACAAGCGAATAGATCGTAGCTTGCAGCTCATTGTAGGTGTTGATCTTATCCCATGCAACGGTAATAGGGCTTACGCCCTTGTGCATATTGACCGGATCGCGGTACGCTGGATTCTGGATATGGATAACATCATCAGCGGGCCAGTCCTGCGTTATGTTGCCTGACTGGTAGCGGTAAGCGTATACCCATCCCAAATCGTTGAGCAGCGGCGCAACGTGAGCATCCGAGTAAGGGTACAGCTCAACGATATTACCCATTGCCGAGCGTACCTTAACAATGTAAGCATTGCCGCCTATTGCTAGGTATGTCCAAACGATCTGCCAGAATTCAGCTTGGCCCATCCGAGGATTGGGCTTGCGGAACAGCAGACTGACGGGATGGTTCCTGTTAATCGTACCATCGTCGTACATAGCAGCTAAAGGCGGCTCATTAAGCGTAGATGCGTAAACGCCTACACAAGCCGCTACGACAGGGTTGCGATTAAATCCGTGTTCGACGTTGGCAAGGTAACCAGCTTTTGAGGGATAGCCAATTCGCCCACCGACTTGCGTGCCGTTTGGGCTTGGTAGTGCTTGATTGTTACGACCAAAGATCTTTTGGAAGTAATCGGCTATTGCCACTATATCTCGTAAACGTAAGTGTTAGATTCGTGTCCGTTTACTGCGTAGATAAGAGCATCGACCATATCGTCGGGCTTCCCATCTTTGCCGTCGAACATAAGCAGTTGCTCGGTAAATTCCAAAGGTACGCTATTCACATGTTTGATATAGCCGTGCTCATACTTGCCTGCGATGGGTAGAAAGCGGGTGAGCTTATTGCGACCGCGAGGATTGACGCCTTGAATGTTTAGCATTGTCTCGGCTCGGAGCTGCTGCACCATCACCTCTTGATACGCCACGTTCTCAACGCATACGCGCACCGCATTCCAGTTGTAGGCAGTCTGCTTGATCTTGTCTTTGGTCTCGTTGAATGACCACTTGCCGAAAACCACATCAGCGACGTAATAGGTCGTGCCTCGCTTGCCTACTACCACAATAGCGCGATCGTCTGCGTTGGATTTCATACCTACTGCCAAGTCTACGCCGATCACGTACGTTATGTCATCTTCTGGTAGCAAAGCGTATTGCAGCCATTCCTTACGCATGATGCGCCCCATTGGCCCGATAAACTCGCCTTCCAGTTCCTGCCGCGCAAACTCGCTGGTATACGTTTCCTCGAGCGTCCTGACGTATTCAGGTGGTAAGTGTACGTTGTCCCTTGTCTTTGCCTGCGCTACGAAATACTCTGGGTTGCCTTCTGTCCACTTACGGTAGAACCGCTCGAATACCCAGTTGGTATCACCATTAGGCGATGTTGTAAGCCAGCATGCGGTAGGATAGCGGCGAATACGACCAAGCATAACGTCCCATGTAGCGCCGTCCATATAGTCAGCTTCATCTAGGTAGAACCAGTTCAGGTTAGGGCCACGTAGTGAGTCGGGCTTGTCTGCTGATCGCCAGAACACGGTAGTACCGTTACGCAGCACCGTCACGCCTTCGCTCTTGTTATGGCTCTCAACGGCCTGCCCAAACTTCTCGAAGAACGTCAGTAGCGTAGCATCCCGCAGCATCGGATAGGTAGGGGCTATGACCGTGCCAAATGTCCCTGACGGCTGCCGTAGTATCTCAAGGCATCCTGCTAACGTCTTGCCGCTACCGATACCACCCACGAAAAGCCGATGCCGTGCTCTACTATTCCAGAAGGCCGTCTGTGCCGGCAATGGTGTTGTTACTTGTATCATCTGCTTCTAGTGGTATGGTATTCGGTTTCGGGCCTATTACGATGTTAAACTCTTGCCGCTCATTGGTTTGGTGCATCTTCTGGGACATACCGAGTCGATGCTCTGCAAGGCGCAGCAAGACCGCTGCATTGCGTTTCCTGTTGCCGTTCTGATCTGGTACGCCTATTACGCCTTCTTCCCATAGGGCAGCGTAAAGCT